TTCCCGATCAGGTACCAAGATCTCTTGGCTCGCGGAGCGTCTCCGAAGGACATCTCTGCCTACGTCGTCGCCTACAACAAGGGCAAGCTGGTCAACCTGATCCTTGAGCAGACCCTGGTTCCTTCTTGGGTCCTGAACCAACACAACTATCAGATGGCCATCAATACGCAGGTCGAGTTGATGATCGATCCTGATGTGTCTCCCAAGGTCAGGTCGGATGCGGCGAACTCGATCCTTACCCATCTGAAGAAGCCCGAGACGAACAAGGCCTCCATCGATATCAACATCAATGAGAACTCCGGCATGAACGAGCTGCGTGAGACGCTGCGTCGTGTTGGTGAGGCTCAGCTTCGGAACATCACTGAGGGTCACCAGACCGCCCGGGAAATTGCAGCCATGCCTTTGATCGAAGGCACGGCTACAGAAGTGAGCAACTAAGTGGCACGTCAACTAATCAAGCAGTCACTCGATGAGTGGCTAGACAGCGTTGACTATACGGAGCTGAACAGCCCGTCGTACACGCCGTCTGACTTTGCACTGGAGTTCATGAACTTTATCAAGCTCGTCAACGGCGATGCTGGTGAGTCGAACGTCACACCCCCTGTCCATCTGAAGATGTTGGACAAGGTGACGGAGGCATCGCCTTATGTGGCGAACCTTTGCTTCCGTGGTGCTGCCAAGACCACGCTCTTCATGGAATACATGACGCTGTACATTGCAGTGTTCGGAGAGCTGCCCGGGTTCGGTGATGTCACCGGCATGATCTACGTCTCCGACTCGATGGAGAACGGGGTCAAGTCTGCTCGGAAGAACATCGAGTTTAGATGGAAGAACAGTGAGTTTCTACAGGAGTGGTTGCCTGAGGCCCACTTCACCGACAACTACATGGAGTTCAAGAACAAAGAGGGTCACCTCCTTGGCGTGAAGATGTTCGGTGCCAAGACCGGACTTCGGGGTACCAAGATCTTCGGCAAGCGTCCTGTACTCGCCATCCTTGACGACCTTGTGTCGGATGATGATGCTCGCTCGCGGACCTCCATGAACGCGATCAAGGACACAGTTTACAAGGGCGTGAACCACGCTCTCGACCCTACCCGTCGCAAGGTCATCTTCAACGGCACGCCGTTCAACTCAGAAGACATCCTGATCGAAGCGGTTGAGTCCGGGGCTTGGGACGTGAACGTCTGGCCCGTGTGTGAGCAGTTCCCTTGCGAGGAAGCTGACTTCGTTGGAGCTTGGCCTGACCGCTTCACCTACGAGTATGTGCATGAGCAGTACGAGCTGGCTGTGAAGAACGGCAAGGTCGCTGGCTTCATGCAGGAGCTGATGCTTCGGATTACCTCTGAAGAAGAGCGTCTGGTTCAGGACGACGAGATCCGTTGGTACAAACGTGCTCCCCTGCTGGCGAAGAAGGAAGCGTTCAACTTCTACATCACCACCGACTACGCCACATCGTCCAAGCAGACGGCTGACTTCAGCGTCACCTCGGTCTGGGCTTACAACGCCAACGGCGACTGGTTCTGGGTGGATGGTTACTGCGAACGTCAGGGCATGGACAAGAACATCGACGCCCTGTTCAAATTCGTGAGCGAGTACAAGCCCATGCAAGTGGGCATCGAGGTCACCGGCCAACAAGGTGGCTTTATCCAGTGGTGCCAGAACGAGATGCTGAACCGGAACATCTGGTTCAACTTCGCCTCGTCTGAGAAGTCTGGTGCTCCTGGGATCCGTCCAGTCACAGACAAGCTGTCACGCTTCAACCTCGTGGTTCCTTGGTTCAAGATGGGCAAGATCTACTTCCCTGAAGAGATGAAGCTGAGCACGACTATGGCTCACTTCATCGGTCAGATCAGGCTGGCAACAGTCAACGGATTGAAGGGTAAAGACGACTGCCTCGACACTATTTCGATGCTGGGTTACCTCAAGCCGTGGAAACCTTCTGACACGCCTACTGTTCCCACCGAAGCTGGTGGTATATGGGAACATGAGGCAGAAGCTGAAGCTCATGCCGCCGCGTCATACATCGTCTAATCGGACAAGATCATGATCCTCGCTGAACTGTTCAAGCAGCTGTCCTATGGCCAACTGTCGAACCTGTCCCTGTCGGGGAATGGCTCTGGGGTCATTGTTGGGGAGCAGAAGCCCAAGATCATCAGCATGACGAATGAAGCCCTGCTGAAGCTCTATTCGCGGTTCATTCTCAACGAGAAGACGCTGGTGCTGGCACTGACCAACGGCACGTCGAGATACAGCCTGACAAGCGCCAATGCGATCTATGGCGCTGACGTGAGCAATCCGAACGGCTACATCATCGACACGGAAGACAATCCCTTTCTCGGTGATGTGGTTCGGGTTCTTGCTGCTCACGACAGCTTCGGTGTCGATGTGGCGCTGAACGACGACCAAGCGAACATCTCTGTGTTCACTCCTGCTCCTGAAGCGGTTCAGATCCGCCAATCGGCAAACAATATCAGAGCAATCAGCGGCCTGATGCTGACGTATCAAGCCAAGCATCCTGAGCTGGACGTGGACGGCGATGATGAGCAACTCATTGAACTGCCGGACGTTCTGGAACCTGCGCTGAGAGCCTACGTCTCGTACATGGTCTTCAGCGGTATGAACGGTCCTGAGAATTCGGCCAAGGCCGCCGAACATATGTCACAGTACGAAGCTACCTGCTTGGAGATCATCGACAAAGATCTCGTCAGCTCCAGCTATTCGAGAACAAACACTCGGTTTGGCCGGAACGGCTGGGCCTAGTTTTTTCATAGAATGTTTCACTAATTAAGGTAGAAACACCTTAGTTGTTCTACCAAAGGGTTAGGACAATGTACCATGCGAGATCGAGTAAACTCATGAGCACTGAGCCTGAAAACGTCTCGTTGCTGAAGCAACTGTCAGAACTCTGGCCTTTTGCTTCAACAGCCATAGCTGGCGTAGGCGCATGGTTTACCGCTCAGTGGCACGTCAAGCGGACGGAAGCTGCGAAGACTTCTGAGCTGGTGAATCAGCTTCGAGAACGAGCACACCAGACCGAAATCGAATTGGCCCAGATCAGAGCAGTGCTCTCTGCGGCTACGGGCCTGAGGTTCGAGCAGATCACGCTTGAGATGGTCCAAGACATGGTTCACCGGAAGACCCTGACTCTGGAAGAGTTGGAGACGTTCGTCCTCACGATGCCCCGCCTCATGTGGTTCAAGAAGCGTGAGGGACCCGGCGTCTACCGCATGATGCAGGTCAGTCAGGTCTATGCTGACAAGTATCTCGGCGGGAATGCCACGATATACAGAGACAAGCTGGACAGCGACATCTGGCCCAAGGACATTGCAAATTTCTTCGCCAAGCACGACGAGGAAGCCTACATAAGCGGCCTCGTGAGTGAGGTTGTTGAGCCAGTTCGATCACCCTACACAGGGGTCAGAGGGCACTTCGCGGGTGTGAAGTGGTGTTTCCAGCTTGGACAAGACAGCTACATTTGTGGTCTAGGGGTCCACAACAATGAGCCTCTGGAAAAGACTGATGCTTAAATTCGAGCCACCGAGGGTCACTATTGCCCTCAACATCAAGCCTCTTGAGGAGCGACACTTCGTAACTCTGGCCATCATCTGCATCATCGTGGGTATGCTTATGATGGCTAGAGAGGATCCGAAGTTGTGGGAAGTTGAGCTGTTCAAGACGCTTCTGACTGCATTCGCCCTCACTGGCTTCCTGAACATGGTGGTGTCCTTCCATTTCTCGGCCAACAAAGGCGACGAGAAGAAAAGCGAGAACACTGCTGCTGCATTCGAGGCCATCCGTGAGACGGCCCGAACTGCTGCTGGCTCCGTTGACCAAGCTGCTGCCGATGCTGCTGAAAGAACGGCTGACGCAGCTGTTGAACAAGCACGCCATGAAGGGGATGCTGCACGATGACCGTACCTTCGTATCAACTGGTGGACGCTGGTGTATTCGCTGCCGTCCGACAGATCCTTCAAGAGCGAACGGGCAAAGGCCTCACTGAGGCTGACGTTCGTCTGATCAACGCTGCCCTGTCCTTGGATGATCCCAAGGTCTCGGTCCCGGCTCTGGCTGTTCTGGACAAGCTGAACGTCAAGGTCGTCACTGAGCTGATGCACCATGAAGCGATCATCCAAGAACTGTACAAGGACAGCGTTGGTGTCGAAACGTGGTCTGCTGGTCTGACTGCCAAGTCGGGCATCAACGTCAAACAGTACAAGGACAAACCTGCCAGTATGCAGGTGTGTGTCACTGCTGTGATCGAGAGGCTGAAGGCTGTCTATGTCCCTGACGTTCTGGCTGCGTTCGCAGGCAAGACGCTCACTGATGCTGAGTTCGCAGCAGCCCTGAGCTTCCACTACAACACAGGTGCGATCAGACGTGCTGACTGGGTGAAGCACTGGATGAGCGGAAACGTGTCTGCTGCCAAAGCCAGCATCATGAACTGGAAGTCTCCTCCCGAGATCGAGGATCGTCGTGAGAAAGAGCGGGACCTGTTCTTCGATGGCAAGTGGTCGCAGGACGGCAAAACCACCGTGTATTTGGTGAACAAGCCCTCCTATTCACCTCGTTGGTCCAGTGCTAAGCGTGTGGACGTGTCCGCTGAGATACGGGCAGCACTGGGAGTTTGAGATGAAGATCAACATCCAAGAGATCGCACGGTCTCTGTCAGCAGCCAAATGGCTCATGATCCTTGCCGCCGTGCTGGTGGTTCTTCTGCTGGGAACCTGCACTGTGAACAAGGTCACCAACATGGTGACCCACAGCAAGCAGGTAAAGGCTCAGAACCGAGACATCGCAGCCCGAGACAAGTCGGATGCACAACGGGTGGAGGACCTCATAGAGATCCGCACCAACACGGAGAAGCTGAATGAAATCGTTGAGAGCGTTCCCCCGACTGTTCCTTCTGCTCAGCGTTACGCCCTTGCTTGTGCAAGGATGCGCGCCGACAGTCGAGTCAAGCAACTTCCCGCCCGTTGTGGACCTGAAGCGGACTGAGGCACCTCAGTTCGATGGGAGCCGGATCGATGACGAGACCTATCACTCTCAGTTTGAGATCAGGATGCAGAACTGGGGCGAAACCAGTGATGCTGCTCTTGGCAGGCTCTGCACCTTCTTCAAGGACAAGGGCATGAAGGTGGACTGTACTCCACAACCGGATCCTGAAAACCCGGTTGAGTGAGTAGATCTTCTGGACAATTGAGGTCGTTAGGGGCACAGACCCCTGACGACCTTCTTCATTTAGGTAACAAAGATGCAGCTTCGTGAGAGTGATGAGCTTGGGACCAAGCTCACAACTTGGGCCAATGAGCCTTCAATGCTGGATCTGAAGGCAGACTTCGATGCCTCGAAGCCTATGCATGATCTGCAAGTCGGCAAGATCAACGGCTGGAACGATCTGCTGAAGGTCAGCGGCAAGGCCAAGCCTGAGACCCGTAAGGGTCGCTCTGCCGTCCAGCCCAAGCTGATCCGTCGTCAGGCTGAGTGGAGATACTCGGCCCTGTCTGAGCCGTTCCTTGGCTCCTCGAAGCTGTACGAGGTGAAACCTGCCACGTTTGAAGATGGACCTGCTGCTCAACAGAACGAGCTGGTTCTGAACCACCAATTCCGCACCCAGTTCAACCGGGTGAAGTTCATTGATGATCTGGTGCGATGCACCGTGGATGAGGGTACCTCGGTCATCAAACTGGGCTGGAAGCGTTTGACGAAGATGGTGGAGGAAGAGGTTCCCGTCTTCACTCACTACAATGTCACGACCGAAGAAGAGATGACTGCTCTTCAGGAAGCCATTCAGGCGAAGGAAGCTGACTTCCGTTCGTATGATGCTTCTGTGACCCCTGAGATCAGGGCTGCTGTGGATTACTACGAGGAGACCAACACTCCAACCACGGCGAAGATTACTGGACAAGAGAAAATCAAGGTCGAGAAGGTCCTTGAGAACAGGCCGACTGCTCAGGTTCTGAACCCGGCAAACGTCTACATCGATCCGTCTTGTGAAGGTGACCTCGACAAGGCCATGTTCGCTATCGTGTCGTTCGAGACTTCGAAGTCGGACCTGAAGAAGGACACGGCTCGGTACAAGAACCTTGATGATATCGACTGGGACAATCTCGGAACCATCGTGGACACGGACCACGCTACGAAGACCCCTGTTGACTTCCAGCTGCACGACAAGGCTCGCAAGAAGGTCATCGCCTACGAATACTGGGGCTTCTACGACATCGACAACTCGGGCATCCTGACGCCCATCGTTGCCACTTGGATCGGTGGTGTGCTGATCCGAATGGAAAAGAACCCGTTCCCAGATGAGAAGATCCCTCTGGTTCTGATCCCGTATCTTCCGATCAAGCGTGAGCTGTTCGGTGAGCCGGATGCTGAGCTGCTGGAAGATAACCAGAAGATCCTGGGAGCTGTGACCCGTGGCATGATCGACCTTCTGGGTCGCTCGGCCAATGCACAGCAGGGCTTCGCCAAAGGGATGCTCGATCCCCTGAACCGTCGGAAATACGACAACGGTCAGGACTACGAGTACAACCCGAACACCAACCCCAACATAGGGCTGGTGGAGCACAAATATCCTGAGATCCCTCAGTCTGCTCTGACCATGCTCACCCTCATGAACAATGAGGCTGAAGCCCTGACTGGCGTAAAGTCCTTCAGCGGTGGTGTGTCTGGTGACGCATACGGGGATGTGGCTGCTGGTATCCGTGGGGTACTGGACGCTGCGTCCAAGAGAGAGATGGCGATCCTTCGCCGCATCTCCTCTGGCGTGACCCAAATGGGGAACAAGATCATCGCCATGAACGCCGTCTTCCTGTCGGAAGAAGAGGTGATCAGAAAGACGAACGAAGAGTTTGTCACCGTCAAGCGTGAGGATCTGAAGGGCAACTTTGACTTGGTGGTCGATATCTCGACTGCTGAGATCGATGACGCTCAGGCCAAGGATCTGGGCTTCCTGCTCCAGACCATCGGGAACAACATGGATCCCGAGATGAGAGGCATGATCCTCTCTGAGATCGCACGCCTGAAGCGGATGCCCGAGCTGGCCAAGAAGATCGAGAACTACCAGCCTCAGCCCGATCCTGTTCAGGAGAAGCTGAAGGAACTGTCGATCAAGAAGATCGAGCTGGAGATCTCTCAGATCGAGTCTGAGATCGCTCTCAATCAGGCCAAGGCTGCGAAGGCTACTGCCGAAGCCCAAGCCACGGCACAAGAGACTGGAGATCAAGCGTCTGGTGTGTCCCATGCCAGAGAGCTTGAGCAAAGCCGTGCTCAGTCTGAAGGGAACCAGAACCTTGTTGTCACCAAAGCCCTTGCGACCCCACGAAAAGAAGGGGAGGGAACCCCGGATATCGAAGCAGCTGTTGGCTTCAATCAACTCAGCAAGGCTCAACAACAGGAACAAATGACTCCCGCTCTTGACAGTACACTGGAGAGAGATGCACTAGCTGAGCAAGATCCGAGGTTTAGTATTGGATCTCGCTTCTTCGAACCCGCCCTTGACCCGGCATCAAACCCAAACCTGAGTATCTGAGAACATGGAACAGACCATTACCCAACAGATCATCAACACCGAAGCTCGGATCAAGGAGCTTGAGAAGCAAGTTCTCTTCGGTGCTGAAGTTCAGAAGCTGCGTATCCTGCCGGAATTCCGCAAGGTGATCGTGGAAGACTTCATGCAGAAGGAAGTCGTGAGGAACATGGCTCTGGCCGGTGATCCCTCGGCCTCTGCTGACATCCGTTCGGATTGCCTTGCGATGGCATACGCCGGTGGGCACCTGCATCGCTACATGGATGCACAGCTCGCTATGGCTCGCCAAGCAGAGCATGACCTGAAGGAACACAAGGACCTTCTGGACGAACTCCGTGAGGCTGACGCTGCGGAGGGTCAGTAATCATGAAGGATCTGGAAACCCTCTCCGACGAAGAGCTGATGAACACGCCTCCTCCTGTGGTTGACCCAGAGGATGCGGCTAATGCTCTGGCTACTGCAAACGAAGCCCAGACCCCGCAAGGCGGGGAAGAGGATAGTGCTGGTGAAGAAGCCAACACTCCCCCTGAGCAGGATGAGCAAGTCGGTGACGCCGAAGACAAGAAGCCTGAGGACGATGCGACTGCGGGAGGAGGCGAAGCCGACGACCAAGCAGGGAAAGCATCGGACGATAAGGCTTCGGTCGAAGGTGACACTGATGCAGCGAAGCCTGCGTCTGAAGCACCCGACAAGAATACTCCTCCTGTTGAAGGAGCGAATACTCCTGTCGTAGACCCCAAGACTGAGTACGAGAAGATCCTCGCCCCGTTCAATGCGAACGGAAAGCCCATGCAAGTGAAGAATGCTGATGAAGCTATTCGCTTGATGCAGATGGGAGCGAACTATTCTCGCAAAATGCAGGATATCCAACCGCATCGTAAGGTGCTAAGGATGCTTCAAGACAATCAGTTGCTTGATGAGAACCGACTCTCCTTCCTCATTGACTTGGAGAAGAAGAACCCCGAGGCTATCAAGAAGCTGATCGCTGACAGTGGTATCGATCCTCTTGAGATCGACATGACTGTGGCACCCGCATACAGAGAAGGCACTCACCGAGTAAGCGACGAGGAAGAGAGTTTCCGCTCTGTGCTGGATGAAGTTACTTCGTCCGTCACAGGCAAAGAGACTGTTCAACTGGTTCACACCACTTGGGATCAGCTTTCAAAAGATGCGCTCTGGGCTAATCCTGAGATCCTGAAGACGATCCAGCAACAGAGAGAGAACGGTATCTACGACCGCATCGTCTCTGAACTGGACCGCCAACGGGCACTCGGAGATATCCCGGTTTCGACACCGTTCCTCAAGGCCTACGAACAGGTTGGAAAACAGCTGGTTGCTTCCGGTGGGTTCCAAGACTTGGCGCAGACCCCGGGCAACGCCGCTAATCAGCAGCAGGGGCAAGGCCAGCCTCAGCCGCAGAAGCAGGTCGTTGATACCCGTGTGGCTCAGCCCAAGCCCGTGACGAGTAACAGTGAGCAAGCCCGTGCTGCCTCTCCGACGAGAAGCACTCCGGGAACCGCCAAGCCTCTGATCAACCCGCTCGCAATGAGCGACGCAGAGTTTCTGGCTCTTTCTCCTCCGTCCTGAATAGGAATTCATAAGCTATGCTGAACTACAACGCTCCCATCGACGGCCAAAAGTCTTCGATCGACAGCGCCTCTTCGGACCAGATGAACACGTTCTACTGGATCAAGAAGGCCCTGATCACGGCCCGG